TTAATACAACTCTACACAAAATGCTTGGCTTGCGCTTAATAAGTCAGAGTAGGCTATATCAAGTGAGTAGCGGGCATTCGGCGCGTCTTTCGTGCACGCTTTGTAGCCGCTTGTGCCCCATGTCGTATCGATGGCGTTGTTTGCTGCAAATCGCCACACCCGCATATTGTGCGCTCCCAATATCACGGCGTCGGTGATATAGGTAGCACCCTGACGTATCTTGAACCAGTGCAGCAAGCTGCCACCTTCGGCAACGTTATCGCCGTTGGGTTGAAAAACATCAATCTCATAAGGGTCTGAACCGTCGTAAAGCGTGCCAATGGCAAATACCTCCTTGTTTGCCGTTGCGCTTGCGGTATCGGTATCTTTTATGACACATTTGAATATCCCGACATTTACGACTGCCGAGGCTGGTACTGTTATTTCGTTGGTATTTATTCCGCTGATGCCGTTAGCATTGGCGGTTTCGAGTTTCACCCACACGCCGTTGCGTAGCTGATACCACATGTAAGATACGTTAGATGTGTCGATGTCGCCACCACGCATCAAATCACAATGTATCTTCAACGCTTTTCCCGCGTTGTCGAAAGTATCGCCGTCAGGCATGTAGAGGCTTGCAAGAATGTTTGCCCCGGCATTCTCCACCTTGGTAACTTCCACCGAAGCCACCACTTGCGCTGCCGCCTTTGACACGGGGTCGGTATAGGTGGCTTCGCACGTGATTTTTAAGCCGGTGCAGTCGGTGAGGTTGGCTGCCAACTTCTTCGCAAGCCCAGTACCTGCCGTCAGTGCCTGTGTAGCTGCCGAGCCATCTTGCTTGAGCACACGCCAATTCAAATTGCTAAGGTACGCTGTCTGGTCTCCGGACTTCCCGCTTACCAACAGCATTGGTGTCAAGGTAAGTGCCGATGCTGCATAGTCAGGTGCAAATGTTTTGCTATCACGTGAAAAAATCTGCGTGAGAGCCTTGTCCGTCTTGAGAACGAAGGTAAGGGTCTTACCATTCACCAATTTCTTTACTGTAAATGTTTTTTGTGCTAATACGTCTGCCATTGTTCTTTATTTTAAAATGTTATACTTGTTAATACTTTCTTGCCTGACGAATTAAGGAATTTACATACGAAAGATGTGTCGCCCATCAAGTCGTCATACGTTACATTTATTTTATATCCATCGTTGCTATGTCTGTCTTTCCACGCTACGTCGCCTGCTTCGTATTCGCTTACCCTCTCCCATACGAAGCGCGTAGATGGCAACTTGGTAGTTATCTCGACATCATTTTCCCACACATGGATTTCAAAGGTAGCTTTCCAACTTGTTTGTCCCTCCGTGTAGGCTGCGCTGCCTGCCGATGCGTAGCCCTCGACACGTAGCCCCGTGCCGCCATCTTTCCCCTTGGCAGCATACTGCTTCCAATTCTTGGATTGCCCCGTTGGTTCGTCGGTGTTATTATCGACGAGTGAAAGCCATGTGCCGCCGCCATAATACCACGCTTCGTATTTCGCTGCCACCGTGCCCGGTGTCCAGTCGCCGCGGTACAGAACGTTGGGAATGCGCTCACCGTCGGAGCTTACCCACTCGAAGTGGCGGCTACTCATGTAGATTTTGTCGCTCGACAGGTGGAATATTGCATTGCCTTTGTTTAGCGAAAAATCGTGAATGTTGCGGTATACTTCGATAGTTCCACCTTCCTCCTTCGACGTGGTAATCATCGTAACATTCATGCGGTTGCGGTGCAGCAGCGGGTCTATGCCATGGGCAATATCCCACAATGTATTGTGCCCGCATAACACGACATTGTCGCCAGCCTTCGGTACGTCATTTTTAACGTTTTTGTCGCAATAGGCTTCGTCTGCGGTGATAACGATATACGCTTCTTCGTTTGCCGTCTTTTGTCCAACCTCCGACACACAACGCCAGTAATACGTATTGCTGACGCTCTCATAAACACCTGCCCTTATATTGAAGGTTTGGCACAGTGCTTGGTCGCCCGGCAACCAGTCGTTGGTGATAGCCTTGTCGCCGTCGTCCGTGTGGAGGTAGCACTTCCAGCCACCCGTTACAGACACAACTTTTTCTATTATGGCATTTGCCCCCGAAAGCACGATATTGCCGCCTATGTGTTTGTATTCGTCAATTTGGAGCGAACGGAAGATAGCCTTGCCGATTACCTCCAAATAATCGATTTGTCCGTGTGCCCGCCCCTTTTCGTCGAGCCATACGCCAAAGCCGTTTATCGTCCTTTCAAAGCCCAGCGTTTGAATGGTTTTTAAGATGGCGTTACCCGTGCCGTCGATGGCAGCACCATTTTTAAAAGCAACACCCTTTAAGAAGGTGATTATTTCCTGTGCCGTGTCGGGGTAATTCTTGTTTAAAAATTCCTTCAGTGCCCGCTTGGCAGAAAATACGTTGTGCTCTCCCGGCGGTGTATCATCGCCACTGGCGATAATATCGGGTATGTCATTTACGACCTCGCCTATATAGTGCTTTACGTCGTTGATGCTGCCTTCCATTGCCGCTATCTTGCCTTTTGGCACAGCATCGCTTATTTCGATGCTTACAAGCGTCGGCAATTCTATGCTACGTGAAAGGCGGGTAATACGGCTCATACGGTAGCCAACGGGGGCAAAATATTCTGCGCTTTCAAGCCGTATGCGCCTGCCAAGAAAAAGGTCGGCGCGCTGCTGCTCCATCCACACATGGTCGGTGTCAGCTTTATATACCGAGTTGTCGATAAAGTTCTCTTCATTGAATTTCTTTACCGCTTCCAAGAACTCTTTTTCGGCAAGCGGGTAGTATTCGTCGGGCATGCGCAAGTGCGACAATATGTATTTGTCGCCTACCTTCGGCACAAGCACGCCACCCGGCACTTGCATTGTGTCGTTGGGAAAGATGGTGATAATTTCAAATTCCTTTGCCGTATCGTCGTAGTTCACCTCAAAATAATGCTCCTCGCTCGTACCCTGCCCGGCAAGCTCGCTACCCTCCTGAAAGGCAACACGCATCACATAGCCGCCTATCTTGTATTGGTTAGGGTTGAAGTTTAGTTCTTTATCCTTGAAATAGTAGATGGTAAACGGCTTATTGTCTTTCCCCGTGCGCTCCTGTGAACGCACAGCCGACACTGTACCAATTCGGCGCGGGTAGATGTCGGCAAAGGCAGCTTCTTCGAAGTGGTGAACAACGCCGTATTTATCTACGTCTTTATCGACGTACTTCTGTCCACCCGGTAATTGCAGACGCGTGTGCCCGTATTTATCGCGGTCGATATTCTTTGTGCTGCCTATCGGAAAAAGGCGCGAATAGAATTTTACGTTGTCGGCTTTTTCGCGCGACAAGGAAATAAGCCCTTTTCGGTAGCCAAGTGTCAGTGCTTCGCCATACTGTGCTTTTGACACGTTGAGCGTGGAGCTGTTCTCAAACCAATATTCCGTCTTCGCCGCCTTGGCGAGCATATCCAAAGCGTCATTGCAGTAAGTACCTTTGTAGTCAATAACGAGGTTCTCCGTCTGTTTCACCTCACCTAACTTAAACAGCTGCTTGCCGATGGCGTTGTTTATCGACGTCAGTATTATTTTTGCGTGCTCCGCAGCAGGGGCGGTAAGCGTAAAGATAGGGGTATTTTCGCCGTCGGTGTAGTTGATAACCAAAAATCGTTTTACAAGACTTTCAATGCCATACAGCGTCAGGTTGTACTCCCATTCCTTCGTGCTCTTCATACGGGGCTTGAAACGTTCCATCAGCCAATAGCGTTCGCCGCAGAAGTCCACGTAGTCGTTCACATCAAGCTGCACGTATTCGTACAGCGTGAATGTCAGCGATAAGGTGTTATCGCCTTGCAGCTGCTTGTCCTGCCGACCGTTTGCACTATCGGCTATGCAGCGTACTGTGTCATCTTTCGTGAAAATTTCTATCATTGTTTGAACGCTATTTAAATGTCGTTTAAATGCTCGTTAAAAGCTGGGCTTCGGCTCACGGAATACGGCATGGAATGCCCCGCAGTGCGCTTCTTCCACCCAAAGGTTGGTAAGGGCATCGAAAGGGGTAAATTCCGTTACAAAGGTGCGAATTTCAAGTGCCAGCGGTGGAAAATTCCAAACGAGCCACCCGTCGTTGCCTGTCTTCAATGCTTGAACAAAGCGGCGGTAACGCTGTAGGAATTGCGCCTTGCTGTCCGCCATAATGGCGAAATGCAGCTTTATATCGCGGGCTTCACTTTTCGGCAGAAGTCTGTCGGAATACTTCTCGCCGTCCTCCTCACGGAAAGCCACTGCCACGTGCGCCTTCATCTTGGCGGGTGTCAGCAAGGCTTCAAGGTTCTTCTGCTCACCCGCCTTTTCTTCCCGTAGAAACACGTGGTATTCCTTCCAAATATCCTTGCCGTTCAACAACACTTGATTTTCGAGTATTTCCATATCATTTTACTTTTATGCCATCACGTGCCAACACCTTTATATCGTCGGCAATATCTTCCAGTCGCTCACAATGCTTCGTGTAACGCTCTATCTTTTCCAAATGGCGTGTAGATGCCTGCATCTGCTTTACCGCGTCTTCGAGCTTTATGTCCATCGATGCAAGATGTATCTGTGCCGACGTCATCAAGCCCTCAAGTTTCGTGCCTTGTGCCTGTGTCATTGTCTCAAGGCTGCCTGCGCGCCCTTGCTGTGCCGCACCACCGAAGATGTCGATACCCTTTTCCTTTGCCATGCGCTTGAACTGCTCCAGCAATGACGATGCTTTGCCGCTGTCAGCAGCCACTTCGCTCGTAAGCTGGTCTAATATTCGAGCGTACGCGGCAAAGCGTTCTTCTTCCGAAAGGTGCTCATCGGTGGCGTATTTCTCCATATCCTTTTGTGCTTTCAGAAAGTACTTTTGTAATACGGCGGAATACACCATATCAGCACCTAACTTCTCGAGCATACGCCCAACGCTCTCCACCATTGCCTTGCCTGCGTCTGTACCACTCCTGAAAGCGTCTACCAACGCATTGGTCATTGTGCTACCCAGCTCACCGAAGATATCTGTGAGGTAGTTGCGTATTTCCTTAAATGCTTCTTCCTGCTGCTTGGCAAGGTCGATAAGGTGTTGCAGGGCTTCCTTACTTGCGTCGCTCATTTTCCGCGTCTTCAAGATGCTTTCGGCGAGCGATATGTTGAATTTACCGTTAGCATCGAGCAGCTTCGGATATTCGGACAGTAGGCTGCTGTAAGTATCCTTGCCTTTGCCCCAGCCAAACAGACCCGTTTTCTTGTGTCCTGTTACCACCTTTATGTCGTTGGCTTTCTTCCACGCCTTTTCAAATTCTTCCGCTGCTTGCGCCATTACATGTATGGCATTCGTTGCCTTGCCGTATCTGTCAGTGCCAAAAACCGTCGTACCCCGTTCATACAACAAGGCTTCCTGCATCAGCAGCAAGTTGTACGCCTGCTGCTGGGCGATACGCTCTTTCATGATGGCGTTGAGGGCTGCACGGTGTCGTGCACCTGCAGAAAACGCCTTACCAATAATATTGATGGCTTCCCCTACCGCTGCCATGATGCCACCCACGACGCCGCCATTGGCAAAGCCTTTGGCGATATTTGACACACCTTTCATGACATCTTCTATCGTGCCCATAGCCTCTGCCATACTGTCGTTGCCTATCTCTTCAAACATTTTCGATAAGCCACCAGCAATATTGGCTATTTCGTCGGCAACTTCTGCTGATGCTTCAGCAAGCCGCTTTATCTTCTTTTCTTTTTCGCTCTTATCGTCTTTATCCTTACCATTTAGCAAGTCATCAATGGCTGCCTTCAACGCCTTGAAAGGGTTCTTTTTCAGCGTTTCCTTTTTCAGCTTCTGCCATTGCTCCATGAAAGCCTTCAGGGCTTCGGGCGATTGTTGGAGCCGCTTCAGCTGTTCGGGCGTGATGCCCATTTGCGCAATGTCGCTTTGCGTTATGGTACGCTTGGTGTTGCCTTTTTTGTCCTTGATGATGGCTGCACCATCGGCGGTAAGCTCACCTTTCGCCATTGCGTCCATATAGGCTTTCAAGTCGGCGAGCTTGGCAATTACCCGATTTATCTGCTTGATGCTTTTTTCTGCTGGGTCTTCGAACATCTCGACAAAGATGCTCGCACTGCTCTTCATCTCGTCGAGTTCCTTGTTGTTGATTTCCTTCAGTGCTTTTTCCTTGTCTTTTTCGAGCTGCACCAAAGCTGCGTCTATTATATTGGCATTATCCTTGTTCCGTCGTGCCAACAACGTCGCCAACTCCTTTGTGTAGGTTGTTTCAACGCTCATTCGTTGGGCATTGTAGTCCTGATGCTTTGACAACAGGGCGTCCAAGGCTTCTTCTTCCTTTTTCCTTTCTTCCTTAACTTTTTCGTCATATTCTTTCTTCTCTTTTTCAGCAATAGCGGCATACTTATCGCTATACATCTGTGCAGCCTGTATGCGCTGCTTGGCTGCATCAGCAGCTATCTGCGTCTCCTTGTCGGCACTGACAGCCACACCGCCTTTACGCAGCTTATTAACCAATTCCTTGCGCTTGGCTTCCTCTTCGTTGATGCGCTGCTTTTCTTCTTCAAATTGGAGCAGTGCGGCGGCACGCTCTTTGTCGTAGCCCTCCTTCATAAGTGCCACTTTTGTTTCGGCTATTTTCCGTTGTGCTGCCTTTTCAAGCTCATTGAGTTCGTTCAACTCGCTTGACAAATCTTCTTTTTTCTCTTTCTTTTTTTTCTCCTTCTTAACTTTCGGCTCTTCGTAGCCCTTGTTTTCTACTTTATTTCGTTCGGGGGAATATTCGACAACCTTTTCGGTCAGGGCTTCGATGTCTTTTGCATTCTTGCCCATTTCCTTGGCAATGACTTTCAGCTTCTTGTTACGCTCGTCATAAGCCGTTATCACAGGGTCTGATACACCATTGGCAAATTGTTGTGCCGCTGCGCTTTCAGGCGTTGCAGCAAAAACACCACCTGTTGCCTGCTTGGCGTATTCCTTTTCTTCCTTGCGGTTTTTATTCGCCCTGTCGTATTTCTTCTTATTGTCTTTAAGATACTTTTCCGTGGTTTCTTTTTCCAACTCCAAATCTGCCTGTCGCTCGGCTATCTTCTCGATGCGCTTTTCGTAGGCGCGTGCCATGGCAGCCTTCATGATGTCAGCTGCCAACTGGCGGTAAGCCGTTGCCGCCTGCCCGGCAAGGATAGCCTCCGTTTTCATCTGTCCGAAGTACGCTGGGTAGGCAGCCTGCAAATTCTTTACCGCTGCCTTTCTGTCTTTTAGGGCTTTTGTGTTATCCTGTGTCGCTTTATAAAGAATGTCGAGCTTTGCCTTTTGCACCGCCGCCGCACGTGCACCTTCCTTTATCGCTTCCGCCGTTTCATTCTGCACGGCAGCTGCCTTTTTCGCTTCGGAACTGTATTTGTACCATAAGGCGATAAGCCCACCGATGAGTACCGATACGCCAAGTGTCAATGTACCCATCAACACTTTAGCGGCAGCAGTGGAAATACCAAGCGATGTGGCAAGGTTAGCATTGGCAACCGTCCACATGTTGGTAGCCTTTGATACCAACTTTAAACGGAAAGCGGAATCCTTATTCAGGGCATTGAACGCTTGCTGAATGCCCATTGTTATTGCCATTACCGCTTGCAAGCGCGTTTGAACGCGGGCGAGTTCCTCGTTTTCGCCTACGAACAGCGACATAATGCCGGTACCAGCGGTAACTGCACCGCTAAGACCGCTAAGACCCGATGCAAGTGCCTCCCAGTTGGCATCATCGGAAGCAAGTGCCTTGGCTTCATTCCTTACGTCATGCAAGGTGTCGTAAAGTTCGGCTGCCCGCTTAGCCATTTGCTGATACTGTTCCGTTTGCTGTTCCCCGGCAAGGCGCATACGCGCCATTTCCTGAACAAGGGTGCGATATTCCTTTGACAGTTTATTTACTGAAGCAGCGTTCTTTTTGTGCTCTGCTTCCAAAGCGATGAGTGCGCCCTTTTCTTCTTCCAGCACCACTTTACAGGCGCGTATATCGAGCATGATGTCATTCTGCGCTTTGCCCGGTGCCGTCTTCTCGTATTGCTTGCGGAGGTTCTTTAGGTCGGTTTCCACCTGCTTCACCACCTCCTTCTGCTGGAGTATCTTTTCAGTGATGGACGCAGAGGCACGCTCCGCCGCAGTGGCGAGCTTGCCCGTTTCCTTGGCGGCAGCTTTCGTTTTATCGATAAGGTCGCCCTCCCACAAATACTCCATTCTTACACTATTGTCCATCGTCGTTTAATTTGCTTTGAAAAAAGCCAATTACGCTTTTAGGCTGCTTATTTGTTTCTTTATTTTTTATTACACTTGCTTGCTCTGCATCGATGTAGCGTGGTGCGTCGGCAAGCATCATCAGCAGTGTTTGGTAGTTCACACCCCACATGATATAGTCTACTGTCCAGCCTGTTGCTTCGGCAATTTGCCACACGAATCCAAAGGGGCTATGGGAGCTTTCAAAGTAGCCCTTTAACTCCCCTTCCTTTTTTGGCTCAATCTTGGTCGGAGTGGGTTGCTCCATTCGCAAGATTTGATAATATTTGTAAAATTTTCAGTACCGATAAGCGGAATGAAATGCAGGTTGGCAAGCAGTAGGTAGGTGTCATTGACGAGCCACAAAAGCAGCCACGCCAACAGCGGGGCAAAGATGCCTGACAGCTTACCGCGGCAGATGGTAAGTGCCACCATTTGGGCTACTGTCTTGCCGTACTGTGCTATGAATTCCAGCTGCTCATCTTTGGTGAAATTTTGCATCTGCTCATAGGTAACACCCATGCTAAGGAATTTCCGAGCTATACGGATTTGAGTGCCGAATTTCGGGCGACGCATTACAAGGCGCAAGGTGATATGTCGCTTTGTAAATGGTATTTTCCACTGTAGAAGTGGAATGGAAACGCCGATGTCCAAAAGGGCAGCCGACGCTTCCAACTCTACTTGTTTACTCATATTAGCCTTGCTGTGTCAAATTCACATCAACTTTCTTGCTTGGGTCAGCCTTCAGCTGGAAGGTTATCTTGCCCGTGCGCTGCGCACCCGTGTTGTTGGCTGCGGTAATGAGCACGCGTCCACCCTTTGCCTCGGCTGTGAAACCAGCAGGTGCAGCACTCATAGAGAATGCGCCACTGGCAGAAATGTCCACTACCTTTGTCTCACCTGCCTTCTTGAAGGTAAGCTCCGTTGGCTTCGCCTCAATGAAAGGCTTTGTATCAATGATTTTGAATGGCGCACTGTCGTCGCCCGATGTCAGCACCTCAAGCTCGCATTCGATGTGCAACGGGTCGTCGCCGCCGAGCTTACCGCGCACCATACCCTCAAGTGATGCCTTGGCAATTTCGACTGTCTGCCCAGTGCCTGAAATTATCTTCACCGCACCTTCCAATACTACACTTTCCGATGGGGCTTCCCAACCGTCTTCCGTTACCGTGCCGCCCATCACTGCCACGCAGTTTTCAGGCAGCAACTCAATAAGGTTGAATTTCAATACGTTTGATGCCGCCTTCTTGCGTATCTTCTTCACTGGGCTGTTGCGCACCTGCGCTGCGTACAATTTTATGTACTCTGCGGCGTCGCCGCCCCAATCTATACCATCTTCAGCGATGTTGCCAATTTTCTTGCCATTAAAGAAGATGGCGTCAAGCAACATGATATAGCCGTCGTTTGTTTCTTTCATTTTATCAATTTTTTATTGTACCAACTAAAAATTTTAACACCTACGAACGCCAATGCGCCCAATAATACCAACGTGCCGACAACTTGCAGCAACTTTTGATAGGTGGGAGGTGGCTTGACAATTTTGGTTTTTGAAACCTTTCCGACGCTTCGCACCGCTTTGTTTTCCTGCGCAGTGCTTGCGTGCCGTGCTAATATCGTTGTCTGCCTTACCTCCCTGTCGATGGGCAGTGTTGAGCCCCTGATATATACGTTGCCATCTTTATGGTAGGCTTCTATTACCAAGCGTCCGCTTTGCCGTCGAAAGACGGCACTATCGGGCAGGTTCAACAAGCTCTGCATCGGCAGCGTCAGCATCGCCGTGTCCGCCGCTATCTTCTGCGCTTCCGTCGTTGTCAGCATCTGTAGCGAGCTGCTTTGTAGGAAGCTGCTTTCTTGACGGAGGGAGTCGCTTTGAACTTCGCTTTGTACCAGCGTTTGCTTCGACCTGCAATTCGTGGCTGATAGGACAAGTACCGCGGTGAGGGCAATATTGAATAGCTTCAATAGCCCTCGATAGGCGATCCAGCGACCGCTTGATGCGTGCGCTTTCAGCACGTGCCTTGTCGAGCTCTTCCTGCAATGAATTGATTGTTTGTTCATTTTTTTTCTGATTTTCTACTAATAATTCCGATATATCTTCGTACATCGCTTTGTAGGTGTCGTGAATGGCTTTTTTCGCCTTCGCCGACGCTACCTTGCGATTGGCGAGCCACGCAATGGCTGCACCAATACCACCCGATGGTATTGCCCATTGCAGTATCTGTAAAAGTGTTTCCATTGCGCTTTCTTTCGTTTAAAGTTGTCTAATACCTATAGACTTGAGCCACTGCTGCACGTTGAACGACGGGCAGGCCTTGGGGGCTATTTCGTTGTGCCCGATGATACGCACCTGTGGAAAGCGGGCGTGGAAGTCGCGCACATAAGCTGCCAAGGCGTTGCGCTGTGCCTCCGTGCGTGTGTCCTTTGCCTTGCCATCGGCAGCCACACCGCCCACGTAGACGATATGGCGGGCTACAGTATTGTAGCCTTTAGCACCGTTGGTAACTTCAAAGGCATCTACCTGCATATCCTCGTTGTTGCGCACCAAGCGTTCCACCTTGCCGTCGAGGTGTATCATATCGGTGTAGCCGACCTGATTCCAACCGCGACCGCCCGCTGCCTTCGGAGCAGTGTGCCAGCGACGAATTTCGTCGGCTGACACCTCACGCCCTTCAGGGGTAGCTGTGCAATGTATTACTAAGTACTTTAGCTGCATGGTCGTTACACTGATTCGCCTTGAACGATGGCAAGAAGCCCCTTGACATCTTGGCGCATTGGGCGACCGCCAGCACGCACAAGGAACGAGTAAATATCACCGTAATAGGTGGGGTCTTTTTCGTTCTCAAATGCGTTCACTTCGCCCAACGCACGGCATACGCTGTTTTCATGCCAAGCCAAGCCTGCGGCAAGGTCTGTAGGTTTACCCTCTGCACCGTCTTCTTTCTTCACAAGGGTCTTGGCGTAAACACCGACCTCCGAGCGCATCATGATGTTGAAAGAATACAGCTTACCTAATATACCGCGCTGTGCATCGGCACTGTTCAAAAATGCTTGGTTCTGAACGCTGGTAAGGTCGCCAAGCAACTGGTCGTACATATAAGCATCAAGCAAGAGGTAGCGACCTTCCTGCGGAATGTTGTCTGCGTTGAATTTCACCATCAACTTCTGAATGTCGGCACGGCAAAGTGCCTTTCTGTTACCAGTAGCCTTATCTGCGTGCGCACTCACAGAAGCACCTGTTGTCTGTACGCAGTATTCCTTTTCAGGAAGCCAAGCATTAAGAATGCTTTTTGCCACTGCCTCTTGGAGTGCCGCCTTGTCCTGCCGCAACACGCTTTCTCTTTTATTGTACGACAGTTCTACTGTGTCTGCGTGTGGAATACGAATGGGGTCTGTGGTGAACTCGTCGAGGTTGAAGGTCAAATCAACGTCTGTACGTGTACTTACGTCAGCGGGGAAGCTGGTGCGATTCTTCTTCGTTTTTGACGGTGCGCCAGCATTGGGAATATGCACAACCTTGCCCATGTTTACAAACTCATCAGCATTGTACGCCTTGCTCAAGAAGCTATTGTCAGCGAACAAGCCTTCTTGGATAGCATTTATCCAAATCTCTCTTTGTATAGCCATTTCTTTTTTTATTTAATTTGTTAATTCTATTTACTTACTACCACCTACATGTTGGGCTTTGTGCCGAAACGCTGCTCGAATTTTTCAGCGTAAACGTCAGGGTGGTTGTCCTTGAGTTCCGTCAGCTTGCCTGCGCGGTCGAGTTCGTCCCATGTCTTGCTCTTCCAGTCGCCCATGTCCACGCGCTGCGCGCCGCTTTGAATTTGCGCCGTTACGCTTTGACGTGTTGGGATAGCCTCCAAGGCTGCCTTTGCGCCCGTGAAATCGCGGTCGAACATGGCAAGGAAACTTTCTTTGCCTTTAGCGTCGATGCGCCCGTCCTTTACTGCAGCATCAACAAGGGCAACTGCCTGCTCCTGCTCTTTCTTCTTTTGCTCCGCCTTCTGCGCGTCGATGGCGTCGGCAAGCGTCTTGTTCTCTTTCTGCAAGCGGTCATTGTTGGCAATGAGGCCGTTCACTTTATCCACGATGTCGGCTTCTGAAGCTGCATCGCTCAAATTCAATAATTGTGTTAATTTTCCCATATTTCTTTTGTTATTAAAAGTGTCTTGTAATTCGGTAAATTCCATAGTTGCCGTGGGGGTGTTGTCGGGTTTTAAAAAGCTGCCCATATTGACAAGATTGCCCTTGCTGTCGTACAGTGCCAAGGCGTTGTGATTCGCACCGATAGTTACGATGCTGGCTTCGCGTGCCGTCCATTTCGTTACGGTGGGTGAGGTTTGCCCCGACAACATCAGGTCGTAAGCATCGCTGGTTTCCTGCGCCCATGCACCGATAGACGCCATGCGTAAGAAGTCGGTGTCCACCTTCTTCTGTACCTCCACGGCGCGGGGGTCGGCTTCATCGAAGACGGCATCGGCAAGTATCTGCGTGCCCTCTATCCGTATGTTTTCCCAACGACCTATCGGCATCTTCCAGTCGTCATGGTTAAGGAGCATGACGGGATTCTTCTTAAATTCCTCCAAGTTAGCCCCGGAGGTGAGCATACGGAATCCATAGGTGTTCACCGATTCGTCGTGTAGTATGAATGTTTTTTTACTCATCGCTTTTCGATTGTTTTGCGATGCAAAGTTAAGGTAAGAAATATGTCTGCGCAAATTGCAAAATACTGATATACAATGCATTGTAAATATTATATAATACATCTGCAACGCTTGCAACGCCATTATTTTTTGCGCTTATTATATGGTAACTTTGCAGCAGATAAATACAATAAAAATGGACAAAAAGCTGAAAAAAGAGCTGGCTAAGCTCATATTTTTAAGTGAACCCAATGCCACGCAGCAGGAAATTGCCGACCGTGCGGGCGTGTCGCGCGTTACCATCGGCAAATGGGTGAAAGAATGGGAAAAGCTCAAACTCAACCTCTTGCAGACACGGGAAGAGCGCATCAACTCAACGTTGATGCAGCTCGACCAATTAGACCGTGCCATAGCGGCAAAGCCTGAAGGAATGAAATTTCCCGATAAGAACGAATCGCAAATACGGCGCAAGCTGACGGAAGACCTTGCCGCTCTTGAGCAAGATGCCTCGGTGCGTGATATATATAATGTAAGCCGCCGCGTGGTAGACTGGCTTCGCCCCCGCGACCTTGAAAAGGCGAAAGAGATAGCCAACTATTTTGACACGTATATAAAAGAACAGATGAGCAATGGGTAAGGCAGACGACATACAGGCACTGAAAGAATGGCGTACCTATTATAACAACTTGCAAAAGGACACGGCTGTAGACACGCTCTCATCATTGGAGCGCGCCCAAAAGCGCGAGAAGTTGGAAAAGAACCCAGTTGAGTGGATAAAGTTCTTTTTTGGTCAATATGCCACTCACGAATTTGCCCCATTCCATATTAAAGCCATCAACCGTATTTGCAAGAATGAAGAGTGGTATGAGGTCTTATCTTGGAGTCGTGAGCTGGCGAAATCAACAACGGTTATGATGTGCGTAATGTACCTTGTATGTACGGGAAAGAAACGCAATATACTGCTTATCAGTAATTCAAAAGACAACGCCACCCGCTTACTGAAGCCATACAAGGATAGCTTCGAGCGCAATTCGCTGCTAAAGGCTTATTATGGTGATTTGCGCGAATTTGGCTCGTGGACGGCAGAGGAATTTTCCCTTACCAACGGTGCAGCCTTCCGCGCACTGGGTGCAGGCGAAAGCCCCCGTGGTACGCGTAAGGACGAAGTGCGTCCAGACTGCATATTAGTGGACGATTTCGACACCGACGAAGACTGCCGCAACCCTGACATTGTAAACAAGAAATGGGACTGGTTCGAAGGTGCAGCGTTCCCAACGCGAAGCATCAGCGGCAAGCTGCTGGTAGTGTTCTGCGGCAACATCATTGCCCTTGACTGCTGCGTAAAGCGCGCCGGCGAGAAAGCAGACCATTGGGACATTGTCAATATCCGGGATAAGAACGGCAAAAGCACATGGGCGGCAAAGAACACCGAAGCCGATATTGACAGGGTACTGTCGAAGTTGTCTACACGCATCGTGCAGCAGGAGTTCTACAACAACCCCCTTTCCGAGGGCGAGGTGTTCAAGGAACTGACATGGGGCAAATGCCCGCCCCTTTCAAAGCTCCAGCTTGCTGTTGCATACGGCGACCCCGCACCGTCGAACTCACGCAACAAGGCAACGTCATTCAAGGCGTTGTTCCTTATCGGTTACTATGACGGCAATTTCTACGTATATAAGGGTTTCCTTGACCACGTGGTGAACGACGAATACGTGAACTGGTATTACTACATACACGAGTATGTGGGCGACAAATGTCAAGTGTACTACTTCATTGAGAATAACAAGTTGCAAGACCCCTTTTATGAGCAGGTTTTCTTGCCGCTGTTTGCCGCCAAAGGTCAAGAAAGAGGGTTTATACCCATTTCGCCCGACACCCGCAAGAAGCCCGAGAAATTCGACCGCATCGAGGGCAACCTTGAGCCACTCAACCGTCAGGGCAAGCTGATACTCAACATTGACGAAAAGGACAACCCGCACATGCAGCGTTTGGAGGAGCAATTCTTGTTGCTTAACAAGCGTATGAAAGCCCCTGCCGATGGCGTGGACTGCATTGAAGGTGGGTGGTATATCCTTAATTCGAAGATACGTACCTTGACGGTAGACAGCTACACCATCGGGCAACACAAACGAAGCAACAAAAGATATTAAAATATGGAACAGTGGACTTATACTGGCGGCTTCCTTACGCCGCAGGAAGTGGAAACGCACCTTTACAAAGAGGCGATAGATACCATCAGCCGAGAAGATAACACCATACTACTTGCTGCCATCGACGCCGCCGTGCAGGAAGCGGCAGGCTACCTCGGCGCATACGACAGGGCGAAAATATTCAACCAGCCAAAGCAGCGCAACGAGTTACTGCTGACGTTCGTAAAGGACATTGCCGTGTGGCATTTCGTCAATTTATGCAATGCTGGGGCGGAGCTTGAATTGAAAGAAAAACGGTACGACAGAGCGATAGCGTGGTTGCGGCAGGTGCAGAAAGGCGAAGTAACACCATCACTGCCACGTGCCGACGACGATGGCGACGGCAAGCCCGACGGAAGTAACGAGTATATTTTTGGAAGCAACCCTAAACGTAACCAACATTTTTAAACAATGAGCAAGAAAAAGAATACGAATACGACAGTAACCAAGATATCAAAAGCGGCAGAACCCGTTGTTGTCAATCAGATAGTAGTAAAAGCCCCCACGCGAAAGGTGTACGACGTGGGCGACTGGCGCAACGCCCTGCGCTCTGCCGACAGCGGGCGTGTGAAAAGCCTGTACGACCTTTTTGAAGATGTATTGATAGATGGCGTGCTTGCCGATGCCGTTAGCAAACGCATCGACGCAGTGCTGAACTCCGAGCTTACCTTCTTGGATAAGGACGGCAAAGAGGTCGAAGAAATTGCCGACATCATGGACACCACCGACTGGGAGGAATTGCTGCGGCAGATAATGAACGAGCGCATTTACGGGCGCAGTGGTGTTGAGTTCATCTGCACCCCCGACAGCTTCCACGTTGAGCCTATTCCAGCAAAGCACATCAACCTACGCAATAAGTGCATTGTCATCAACGACAGCGACGACAAGGGCGTGCCATACGAAGGCGACACATCGCTCCTAATATTGGGGCACGAGCGCAGCTACGGCTTATTGCTGAAGGCTACACCGTTCGCCATTTACAAGCGTGGGGGCTTCGGCGATTGGTCGCAGTGGATAGAACTGTTTGGCATGCCGCAGCGCATCGGTAAATACAACACTTATGACCCTGAAAGCCGCAAGCTGTTGGAACAGGCATTGGAACAGGCAGGCTCGGCATCTTATGTCGTGATACCCCGAGAGGCGGAAGTCGAGACGAAAGAAGCGGGCAAAGGCAACGGTGCTTCGTATAATGAATTTCGTCAAGCCTGCAATGAAGAGATGCTTATCACAATATTGGGACAGACACTGACAACGGTGCAGGGCGAAAACGGCGCACGCTCATTGGGCGAGGTGCACAAAGAAGTCGAAGAGGGCAAGAACAAAAGTGATATGCGCTTTGTGCAGCGTGTGCTGAACAACCACGTGCTGCCACTGCTCGAGGCACGCGGCTACCCTGTCAATGGCGGTAAGTTCATTTTTCCAAAGGCGGCGGAGCAGCTGACAGTAGCCGACATTGTGCAGCTTTCCGACATCATGCCCATTCCGCAAAGCTATTTACATGAAAAGTATTCAATACCGGTGCCCGAAAACGGCGAGCCGATAGCAAGGCGGCAGGCTGCCGCCTTTGAGCCTGTGAATATTGACGAGGGGGAAGGGACGGCAGCCGTGCAGAACATCGATGGTGGCGCGGTACCGACAAACAGAACACAGGCACGCCAAAGGGCAGAAGCATCTTTCTTCAGGCGGCTAAGAGATTTTTTCGTCGCAGCCCCCACGATGATGGGGGCGAACTTGAAGTTACCATGCCCCACGGCGACGCTTAGCGACGACACGCTCGATAACCGCCTAATAAAGCGTGTGGTAAATGGTGATGCTGCCTATTTCGACGCCGAGCTGTTCAAATTCATTGCCGACGACCTTTTAAACGCCATTCATAAGGTGTTTAAACGCCATGTGAAGAATGCCGACTACGTCTACGACAACTTAGACCCAGCATTCGTTACGGCGATGGAACAAAACCTTTTCCACTTCTCGGCGGCAAAAACGCTTGCCGAAATACAGCAGCTCAACCAGCTGTACCGCAAGGCAAAGAGTTTTGAAGAATTTACCGCCGAGGCGCAAAAGCTGTGCGGCAAATTCAACAAGGTGTGGCAGCGCACCGAGTACGAGACAGCCAACCTTACGGCGGAGGCTGCTGCGAACTACCAGCGGTTGAAAAGCAAAACGGGAATGTTTCCCTACTGGCAGTATGTTACTGCGGGCGACGAAAAAGTAAGGGAGGAGCACAGAAAACTCGACGGAGTTACGCTTAAGCACAACGACCCTCTTTGGGATAAGATATACCCGCCCAACGGGTGGAAATGTCGTTGCCACGTTGTTGCGCGAATGAAGCATGAAGTAAGCAAGGAAATGGTAAATACTTCAAAGAACATTGTGAAAGAATATATGGGCACTGATGAATGGGCAAAGATAAAAGCAACGCATTTTGACAGGGGCGGAAGCCGTACAGATATTTTTCATAGCGATAACATGTATATACGCAAATTTGCACAAATGGCAGCAAAACTAATGAGTAAGGTAACCCCAGCTAATTGGGGACTGAATCATTCCTATAAACAGCTTATCCGTGAAGCTAAAAACAAAATAAACGAGTACAAAGGTAGTGCTGAAGATTGGTGGAAAACCCAAAGACCTTTCCACTTTGAAGGCAAAGAAAGAATAGTTGTTACAGATTACGCAGGTCGTAAGGCTATGATGGCGAAAGATAAATACGATGAGCACACGCAAGATAAAAAGAAAAAGCGTGCTGCCAGAGTAAAATACTTGAATTGTATCAATGATGTACTACAACACCCGGACGAGGTGTGGCTTGGAAAAGATGAGAAAGACAACCAAGGTAACGACAACGAGCTTACGGAATGGAAATATATTAAATATTACGATGGTGTGGCTATCGTGTGTGTGTGTAAAATACAAAATACCCTTTTGAACTTCAAATCGTTCTACGAGCTGCGTTCAAATGATATAAGGAAAGGTTTGCTTATCTATCGTAAGTAAAAAGGGCAGAGGTATGCAGTCCTTACGTCCGCCGTCCTAATTCTTGGTACTGCCACACGTGGCAAATCCGCGTCATACGGTTGGATAGTGGTGTCTACATACCCCTTTGCGTTTGAATACGAAAACTGTCCATGTTATTAGGCGACTCCATAACACCACCACGCCGAGGTCTTATCTTAGATTATGGTCTTCGTAAACCATTGCAAAGATAACTAATTATTTCTATAAAATAACGAAAATTCGACAAAAAGATGAATTTAAGAGAATTAGAAGCCTATTTAAGCAGCCTACCCGGCAAGGTAATGGGCGACACTGCCGAAATTGTCGCCGAAACAGCAACCGAATATTTCAAGGAAACCTTTCGCAAAAAGGCTTTCAACGGCAACCCGTGGACACCTGCCAAGACGGCTAAAAGGCGTGGCTCGCTGCTCATCGATTCGGGTGCGATGCTCAACAGCATTCGCCCGCTGGTGATTACCCCGCACCGTGTCGTTATCGCAGCGGGCAACCAAAAGGTAACGTATGCTCGGGCACACAACGAGGGCTACGACGGTGAAGTGCAAGTGCCAGCACACACCCGCCGCACGAAAAAGGGCAGCACCAACGTAAAGGCGCACACCCGCATGGCACATATCATACAACGCCAATTCATGGGCGACAGCGAAGAACTGAATGATAGAATAAAGGGAAGAGTAGTAGATTATATTAAACATTTGATAAATGAATAAAGAGTTTTTCCTTGCCGTTACCAACCATATAGCGGCAACAGTACCACAAATAAAATGGGTAGATGCCGACGAGGGGCAGCTGTACGTTGTAGGACGTCCGCCACTGGCATTTCCTGCCTGCTTGGTTGATATTAGCTATCCACAGTGCGAAAGCCTGTCGGGCGGTGTGCAGCGCATACGTGCGCGTGTGGAGCTGCGCGTTGTGTTTACCCTTCAGGGCAGCACGAATGCTGCCGCACCTACTGCTGTGCGCAAGCGGTCGTTGGCGCGTTATGACGTGCTGGAAGCCCTCCACAAGGCATTGCAGTGGTGGAATGGCGGCGGGCTGTTCAACCCCTTAAAGCGCATCAGCTCCACGCCGGAGCGCAGAGTTGATGATATAAAGGTGTATAAGGTGGTCTATGAAACCGAATTTTTCGACTAATTAGTGCCACTCAAAGCCCGGAAACATCTTTGCCAGCTTCCGTGTCGTGGGGCGTTGGTCTAACAGCGAGTGCAACAGCGTGTCGTAGTCCACTAAGGCGTTTTGTATGGTGCGCTCGCCAACAAAGAATTCATAGTCGGAAAGAATCTTCATAACGTCGTCAAAACGGCGGCGTTTGATTTCCGTCCAATAATAATAGCGGGCGACAATGGTGCGATTGCGTTTTGCCAATCTGTCCTGTGGCGTGGCTATCGTCGCATCACCATTGGGTAGCGTGAAAGCGCGGCGGCGTATTTTCGTTTCGCGCTGCACCACACCTCCAAGACCAAAATTTAACATCAGCTGCTGTTCCATAAAAACAAAAGATTTTAGCAGCACAAAGATACAAAAAAAGATGCTGACTGCCAAATTGTCAGCATCTTTTTTATTGACTTATCTTCTTTAGGTTCGACCAAGTACCTCAGAATGTAGAGCTCTCTACTTTTTTACGCTCGAAAACGCCCATTATTGCCGTTTCGGCAACCCGCTGCACCTCATATTCTGTCATTATAGGAGCAAAGTGTTCGGCAATATAGTGCTCGGCAACTGACGTCGAAGCAGCCTGCACCAAATAAACACGGCTATTTTTGCGCTCGTTTCCTGTCTTTTCGTCGATAGTAATAAAGGCTACCTTTGCCTTGTAAAATTTACTATCCTTATCGTCGTTGGACAATAACACCTCGCTATACGGTGCTATCGCCACCGCCCTTACGTCCGTTTCTCCCGCACTTACGTAGGCTGCCATTTCTGAAACGATGGCTGCCTCCGCTGCACCGAAGCTGATAGCTTCAACTACGTATTGCTCGGTAACTTTCTTTTGTGCGCCGTTGTCCAGCGTCTTCTCATAGCGGTACTTTACCTCGTACCACATGCTTGTTTTACTTCTCATTTTTTTTCTTTTTTATTACTGTTATTTACTTTGGTTGAAAAGGCTTAATTCATCGCCTTTCTGATATACTATCTCCACCCACGATTTTTCGGGCTCGTCGATGTCATGCAAGGTTTCTGCGTCCAGTGGACCGAAGTAAAAGCCCTTATCGCCCTCCATGTACTTTATAGGGGCTTTTATTAATTTTGCCCGTATGTGTATGTGGGAGCGGCGTGATACTTCGGGTCTACCGGTAAGCCATTCGGGTTTTCCGCAGGTGCAATTCCGATAGACGCCCTCCACTTGGTAGATGCGCCCTCTGTAGCATTCTTCGTGCCCAACCCAGTGATACGTGAATTTATCGCCTACTTGTATCATAGTGCTATCTTTTTATCGTTACTCGTTGCCCTACCTTCGTCTTCATATAGGTAAGGCTATCTACATTCACTTCGTACACCCATCGCTTGTTGGCAACAAAAAGGGTAAATCTTGACGGCACGAACTCGGGTTCGTGGTGGTGTGGGTGCACTACGGGAATGATGACAGACGCCTCTTCAACCTCTTGTGCTCTTTCGTCGTCCATGTGTCCTTTTGTCCACACCTTTGCAACGACGAATCCGTGTATTTCCTTCTTGCCGCATGCAGCAAGAAGGAATAGTGCGAAAATAAAAAATACTACCTTTTTCATACCCATTAGCTTTCTGTCATTCCTAATGGTATTTGCTTCCACGCCCCGTTGTCATTGCGCACCTCCGCACGAATAAACTGCTTGCTCACTGTCGGCTGATAGCTTTCTTCGATGATGCGAACGCCCTCCAAAAAGCGTTCGTTGCCGTTGTCCTCCGCTATCTTGCGCAACTGAACGATGCGTGATGCCTTCAGAGTGCCCTGTGCGTCGCGCGCCAACAGGCGGAATACCATATTTACCAATGCCTGCGTGTCAGTATCTTTTGCCAACGAAGAAATAAACTCTTTAACAATGGCAATGCCGTCTTCCACAGTGTCGCGGTAGCCGTCGGTGGTATATTGCCCAATTGTCAGGCGCATATTGCCGTCAGAAGTGGTGAAGGTGTGCGAGCGTTGGTCGGGGTTCTTTGCCTTGAACAACTCTGCCTTTGCCGCTATGATGGCTTTAAAGTTGTCGATAACTTTTTGCTTTACCGTCTTAATATCGCCCGAAAGCTCCTGCAAGATGGGGATAGCTGCGCTTACCTCGTCATCAACCATCTGCTTGTAGGTTTCACGTTCTGCCTTGGCTTTCTCTGCCTTAGCTTTCTTTTCTTCCTCTGCCTTGAATTTTTCAAATCGTGCTTGCTCCTCGGCAGTCATTTCAACTTTTACTTTTTCCATTTTCTTTTTCTTTTTGTTTTTTGATGATTACTCTTATTTTCTTATTTACCTCGTTAAGGTCTTTTATCGTTAGCTCTCTGAAAGGCTTGCTGGCTATCCGTGGGTTCTGACAGAAAGCATCGACAGTTGCCCAGTCGGTGGTGTCCAGCCCGTAGATTTGCAGCTGGTGCAGAACTCCACTTCGTACCTTGCGTAATGCAGCTTGCTTCAGGGCTACCTTGTTGTCATTGTTCACTACCCGCTCCATGTCGCGACACATAACATCGTACTCCCACTTAGACATTTCTCGGAGCGACTTTGTGCGCCCCTGCGTGTATTGCCACACCAGTGTTTCCTTATCAGCATCCGGCAGCTGCTTCAATAGCATATAGAATCGGGCGTAATTTTTTATCACTTGTACCATGTTACCTTATTCTTCATTAAATATGAAATCGGTTTTAATTCGACTTATTGTAAATGTTTTGCGAACTTCTTCAGGCGAAATACCATGCTCCTCAAAAGGTATTTGTGGAGCCATAAATTTCCAACACTGTTCCTTTATTTTCTCATGAGAACATTTTTTGTTTTTGGCAACAAAAATACCGGTTAAAATAATTTTCTTATACCCTTTCGGTAAAATACTTACGCTCACCGAATAAAGCGCGTTCGACTTTTTATTTACATTTTCCATATCATATCATTTTATTTTATATGTTAGCACTGGGCGACGGTTACGTAGCACATCTAGCACCGTTACACCTTCATCTTCCTTGATACGAGTGCCTATCGTACTTCTGATGCTTCGCTTTATGTCGGTATTTTTGTGCCATTCATAAATACAAAAATTAATGTACTGCTCCAATTCCTGCCAAAAGCCCAGCGTGTCTTCTACTTCGTCCTCGCCGTAGCGGCACACTACCTGCCACTGCAAATCAAGTAACCACGCTGGCTTTCGGCTAATCACCGAGTAGCGCACCAACTTGCCTTTCTTTGTTTCCATATTATTCCTTGTTTTTGTTATTTTTTGCACTCCAATACTCTTCGGCTTTTTCTGCCCAAATGGTATAATAGCCGAGATTGCCACGATAACGTCCCTTGCTTATTGCCCGATAGCCCTCCACCCATATTTTCAGCGATGCACTGTACATCGCACTTTGGGCGGTGCGCCCCCACGGTTTCAAGCCGTCAGCCTGACTGACAAAAATTATCAACTTATTTTTGTGCTGGTTGATGAACTCCTCATATTGCTTCAAGTCAATATGCGCATACTGAAAGCTATCCACCACCACGATGTCGGGCGAACGCCGACGCTTTAGCCGGGTGTCAAGTTCTTTTAAGCTCTCATTAAGTAATATAAAGCGTCGCCCGACGTCGCCCATACCGACACGCATAAGGGCGTTTTGCATTGTCAGGCTGTCGCCCTCCTCCAAGCTGTCATAGGCTACCTTGCCGTATCGGGTAAGCTCTTTGCAAAGCTGCAACACAAATGACGTCTTACCGTTGCCGCTGCGCCCCCAAATGAACCATACGCCGTTTTGTTCGGGCTGCCCGAAGGCTTCCTGCAGCGCACCCTCGAACGCATACACCTCCCTGTTTTTTCGCATCAAATCTACCATACTCAATGCTTTTTTCATTTCCTTTTAAATATCGTTTAAATGCCCTTTAAATGTTACTTTATTCTCTTTTGCTTGTGCACTGCTTTCTTCACCCTGCGCAAATCGAAGTCGTACTGCTCGGCATCTTTCATTACCGCCGATGTCTGCTTTTCGTTCAACCCGTTGCCTGCACAAATGGCATATACATCGTTAGGTGATGTGCGCTCCACTTCAAAGAACTTGCGTCCCATACGGCTGTGAATTTCATTATAGCCGCATTTGTTATATCGCAATCCCATTTGCATGCGCCGCTTGATGTAGCTTGTTGAAAAGAACACAATGCCGCACTTATCCTCCAACCTATTGTACAGGTCGATGAAGTAGTGGAAAACACGCTCCGTCAATTTGTCGGCTTCGTCGAATATCAACAATGGCTCGTTCATCTGCACAAGGCTGTCGATGATACGCTCGAGCAGCTCCCGAATGCTGTAACCATCGGTGCGCAAGCCCACCTTGCGGGCAATTTCACGCACAAAGTCGCTTTTGCGCATATCTTCGCTGCAAAGCACATAAAAGGCTTCGCGCTGTTCGTCGGCAAAAAGGCGTGCCGTGGTTGTCTTGCCGCAGCCTGCATCACCCACTACCCACGTAACATTTTTCCACTCCTTGGCGTCATTCAGGGCAAATACCATTTCCTTGTAGGCTGTCGTTTCGACGATTTGCCAGCCGTCGCCTGCTTTGTAGCCGATTTGTGCGGCAACGTTTTTCCACATTTCGTCGCTGACGTTATCCCAGTTGCCTTTCAGTATTTGGCTCACAGTTGCGGGGCTGATGCCCACAAGGCTTTGCGCTGCCTTGTTCTGACTGCCGTATTTCGCCACATAGGCTTTCAAACTCTCTACTATCTGCTGTTTATCTTTTGTTATCATAGCTTTATATTTTATTTATAATTTATCAGCGGTTTTGCGCTCGTCATACTGCACCTCTGCCCAATCCATGTTGGATAGCTTCTTCGTGTGCTGCCCCAGTTCCACCACTTCGGCGTGGCTATCTTTTTCAAGTCTGCCCACCCTGTCGTACAGCTGCTGCTGTTGCTCTGCCGTCAAGCCTTTGAGCTTTGGATAATACAGCCCGTTCTGCTCGGGGTCAGTACCATGTCGTTGAGCAATATTCCTGCCCGCTGCCACGCGCTCTATTCTGTCTTGCTTGCCACGCTCAATATCAGCATGTATGCGTGCCTTTTCTTTTGCGCTTTGGTCTTGCATCGCACGGTGTATCTGCATATACGGCTTCGCAACAGTGCAGAAGTGCAGTTTTTTAGCGCGGTCGATAGAATAGAGATTTACCGTTGTCATATCTTGGGGGTCGTATTGCACGTAGAAACGCTCCCACGTATGCAGGCGTCGCCATTCCCTGTCGGGTATCGTTTCGCCGTTCTCATCAGTAGTGAAGACTTCCCAGTGGTAGGGCTTCTTATCAATGGTCATCTTTATGCCGCTGTCGGTGAACGTTACGGGCTTATCGCTCATTATCCAAAACATATCCTGTAGCTCATACTTGCCTACCACAGGCGTGTCTTCGTTCGTACTGCCCTCGTAGAGTGCTATACGGCTGCTATCGTGCTTTGGGTGTTTCATTTCGTTCCACTCCTCGCGGCACTGGGCGTACAGCTCGCACAATTCCAAAAGCGTGGGCATCTTGTCGCGGTTGGCTGCCACCATTTCCATATTGGGGCGGCTCGTCAGCTTCTTTGCCGTAACGTTCTGCCCAGTGAAATTGAAATACTGTGCCAACACCTGTTGCTGAAAGCGTCCGAAGATGCTTTCTATCGTCTTTGATTCACCATTATAAGGCATTGTTGGGCGGTGTATGTGGCAAAGCCTGTCAAGAAAGCCTTGAGTCTTGTCATTGCCCGATGTAGGCTTTTTGCCCTGTCGGTTCAGCTTGTTGTGCCCGCCTTGGTTGTCGTGCACTATTTCGTAGGGCTTGTGTCCGCTGCGCTGCACCGCCATGCGGAAAGCGCAGTACTGTGCCTCGAAGTTCTCGCTTTCGCTGATGTGAAAGCCCAATAACACTTCGCTGTAGGCATCTACCACCTCATACACGTTTATCGTCTTTACAGTCTTTCCGTCCCTATAATATAGGTTTAGCTTTGTGCCGTCGCCATACCAAAGGCTATCACGACGTGTAGGCAACATCGTGCTTTGCTTCCTGCCGAAGCGTTGGCGGGCAACCTGCTCGCCGTGCACGGCATCACACCATAACTGTTCAATCTTTGGGCTGTACAGCCACGCTTGCATGGAACGCACGCTCTTAAGCTGCTTCCACCCCTTGAATAGTGCCATTTCGTTGTACTTTGCAAATAGCTGCTCATCGTTATAGCGTGGTGTATGGCTGCGCTTCAATGCTACCAATACGTCGCGTCCTTCGGCAGTTATCTTTATGGTGTTGATGTTGCCGAGCTTCTTGCTGATGACACTTTCGTAGCCGTCTTTCTGAAAGGCGCGTATGCGTGCTTTCAGGCGGCTAAGGCTGGCAGGCAGCGTGTGGCGATAACGTTCGCGCAGCTCTTCGCTGTTCTGCAACACCATCTCCCACACGTCGGTAGCCCTTGCATTGAGGCTTGCCATCATCGCCTTGCGTTCAGCTTTCATGCGCAGCAGCTCGCCTAAAACACTGGCGTTGGTGGTGTATTCGGCTATCAGGTCTTTGTCGAGCGTTGTGTACTCGCCATTCTTGAAGTATTCATATTCTTCAAAGAAAGTGCGTGCACTTTCGTCGTACTTCACCGTCTTGCGCATTTCCCGTTCGCGCAGTACATCTTCGGGGTTGCCGTATTTTTGCATAAACTTTTTCCTATATTTTTCGGGCATGGAATCAAAGCTGTACAGTGCACAGCGACCTTCGCCACCGCCACGGCATACGCAGAAGATGTTTTTTCTTCCTACATTGGTATTCAGCGTGCCCTCCTTCATTACAGGGTCGCTTCCACCAATCAGCTCCTCGCGTGTTACGCACAGCATTTTGTTATAGTATTCCATACTCGCTATATTGTTTTACGACTTTTCCGCGCGCGCTTCGTCAAATCCAACAATCCAACGGCGTTGCGCCTTACGGCGGCGGGCAGCTTCAAAAACGCCATTTAAAAGGTTATACGCTTTTTTAAACCAGCCATCGGACTGGTTGTTTACCGTTATCGCCATGCTGTCGGGCGTTTCTACCACTGTTACAGCGGAAGCATCTGCCACCTCCAAAACAATTTTTATTTGTTTTTCTATTGTTATCTTCATTTTTGTCCTCCTTATAAGCTGGCAGCGAAGCACTGCGCGTTAGTTAATTCTTCAATTGTGTTGATGTGAATATCACGGCAAAGCTCGCCTTTCTTGTTAAATACCTTAACGTTGCCGGTAGCCCACACCATGACGAGCTTTGCGCCATTCTCAAAAGGTTGTACCATCTCACCAGCTACGGTGTTGTGTATCGTTTCGAAGGCTGGCAATTCGTTCATCAGAACACCACCACGATGCAAAGCCAGCTTTCGTATGCGCTTTGCCAAATCGCTGTTACCGCGCTTTGCGTCAAAGCGCAAAGCGAAATCAACCATGGAAGGTGAAACGTTGAGTGCTGCTCCTATCCATTCTTTTTCTTTTCCCGAGATTTTAATGTACTTTTTCATTTTTTATAATATAAATATTGTTAGTTTAAATTCTTCGTTTCCCACTGCATCTATCCATACATCGTCGTCGCCAAAAGCTTCGCCAATTTTCTTTATATCTGAAAAAGAAGTGTTACCTTTAACACCAACTTCTACTACTACAGAATTGGGTTGTAGTATATACAGCACTTCTATATCACGCTCGAGGGGCAAAGCACCAATTACCTCTTCAATTTCTTCTTTTGATGTCCTTTTTCCCATATTACATTATTTTATTAGTTAATATTCTTATTTGTAGCCCCTTTTTCGTATCTTTGGGGCGTGTAGTTTTTATTACACGTTGCAAAGATACAGTATTCTGTATTAATAAGCAAGAAAAATAGGAATTATTTTACAGTATTCTGTATTATGGTGAGAAAAAATGAAATATCGGATAGATTTATGAAAGCCTATGAATATCTTGTAGAGAACCATTTAACTACTGATAAAAAGGCTTTTGCGGATAGTGTGGGTATAAGTTCTTCGCTTATGACAGAAATAGATAAGGGACGAAGTTCTGTAGGTGTGAATGCGATACAGAATATTGTACTAAAATATAATATTTCTTCTTCGTGGCTGCTTACTGGCGAAGGTACAATGCTAAAAAATGATACCGTGCCACCATCAGAGGCGACCGTTCAGCCGATATACCAGCCGCGCAGCCCTGAAAAAAAGATGGAAACACAAAGCATCAACTTGTATGACTTCAAAGCTACCGCTGGGCTACGAGAACTACTCGACAACCGACATGCTAACATCATTGATACAATTAAAATACCCAACCTGCCTAAATGCGATGGGGCTATACATATTATTGGCGATTCGATGTACCCGCGCCTTAGATCCGGCGATATAATATTTTACAAGGAGCTGCCCATCGACTTGCAAAGCATTCTGTACGGTGAGATGTACCTGCTTTCATACTGCATAGATGGCGACGACTATTGCGTTGTGAAGTACATAAAAAGGTCTGATAAGGGCGAACCATTCATAACACTGGCTTCGCACAACCCAGCACACGAAGATACCGACATTGATTTCCGTTGTGTTAATGCCATTGCCCTTATCAAGGGTTCTTACAACCAAACAACCATGTCTTAACAATATAAATAAAAAAAAACGTATGAATATTGAACACACCTACGACTACAACCACATGTATATAGTCGAAAGGGAGAGAGAGGCACATTATACGGAAAATGGCAACGATGATGTCTTTAGAGAAATAGGACAGCTTGCAGAGCAAAACAACTGCAAGCTGACAATACATCATTTTATTTCTGACCGTTCCCGTCCGAAATGCCTTTATGAAGATTTTTCCGTGCCGAATTGCCCGTCTCATATCCGCCATAAGTTAGAACGGATTCTGGCAAAGCGTTACCTGACTCATCTACGGGTGAAAGATAAGGTATTTCAGGATAAAGAGGCGATAGAAAGGGAACTGTACGAAGCTCGGAAGAAATCACCGAACCCAACCGCATAAGAAGCCAATACCAATGTTTTGGCTCTATATTATTTACGTTTGGACGCAAAGGCGTGCAGACACAATCTGACGTTGGATTAAAAACACACTCGCCGTTTTCATCAACAATCTGTACTATTATTCGCAAATTTCTCTTATCCATATTATTTTTTTATTACCACAAAGGTACTAAAAAATATTGATAATAAAGAATTTACGCCACTTTTTCTATATATCAAGCACTCTGTCTGTTGGCAGGGTGCTTTCCTTTCATATTATACTGCTAAAAAACGCCCTTACCATTAATAAATGAAACAATGGGATAAAACACAAATTACACCTTATATTTTGCTAATAAATATAAAATAAAAGTTGATATATCAAATAAAGGTTAAATATGAAATAAAAGTTATATTAATGTTTGCATATATAAAGTATGTTTTATATATTTGCAGTGTAATAACAAATAAAGATGGTGAGACACATCATAACAACTGTAAAAAGATATGGCAACTTCTAAAATTTATGTAGGCGCAAAGGTTCAGAATAAAAAAGGACAAAAAGGCGAAATATCACGTATCATTACAAAGTCAAGCGGTTACGTTGAAGTATTATTTGAAAGCGGCAGCAAGGGCAAAGAAATGGCTTACAACCTCGTAAATGAGAACGGCGAAGCGTTGAAAGCAGCTCCAAAGGTAAAGGCAAAGAAAGCTACCGTTATCACAAATGCTGACAGAATGCAGATGTGGAAAGAAAAATTAATGAGTGTAAACGACCACTCAATGAGCAGTGCATACGGTGTTCAGATGTGTGTAGACGCCCTCAACTACGCCCACAGCGATAACGAGTTCTACAACAGCTTGATAAACGCTTTCTTCAGCGCAAAAGATGGCAAAGGTCGCTTCAGTGAAAAGCAAGCATACTATCTCTCAAAATTTATTGTAGAGAATAATAAATAAAAATAACCAACAGAGGGGGTAACCCCTTTAATAAAAAGACAAAATTATGAAAACAAACAACAATTCTGCACACAGCCCAAAGAACAAATTTCACGGTACTATCTACCAAGCCGGCATTAGTGGAAGCGGCGACACCCTTTCACTTTCTTCGAATGATTTAGAAGCCCTTAAAGGGTGGCTGGAAAAAGAATCCAAAGGCAAGGCGGCGCAAATAATAATAAAAGAAAATAAAGCTGAATATCCGCTATTTGATTGGAAAGAAGTTGAAAATTACGAAATCAACAAGTAAATAACCAACGGGGGCGAAAGCCCCCACTAAAATAAAAGTAATGGATATTAAAAAGAAAATAAAAGAACACGGTTGGACGCTCGAACGGCTTGCGTCTGAAATGAAAGGCAAAGGCGGCACTAAAGGTGTTTCGCAGCCAGCTATATCAAGTATTATAAATGGCAACCCCACGCTTGATAAGTTGCAAGAAATTGCAAATATTATTGGCATATCAGTGGCAGAGCTGCTTGCCAATGATAACGAGCAGGTTAATTCATTTCATTGCCCCCATTGCGGAAAACCCCTTAAAGTAACAATATATGGATAAGTACATATTACAAAAGAGCACAGCAAAGCCCAATGGCTGGGTGCTGACAGACACCGAGCATGGTATCGTCGTTACCTTTGAGGAAGGGCGTTTTAACGACACACAAAAGGTTGCGATTCTTGAAGACGTTCCCCAGCCATCACCGACTGAATTAGCCCGCATTGTGGGTGAGCTGGCAGACTGGGCACTGAAGCATCACCCCGACAAACTATTTTAATACACACTAACCGTCAAAAGGCTACCAAGTGGTAGCCTTTTTTGCGCCTGCAAATAGGCGCGCACACGCTTTTTTATCTATTTTTCAGCCTTTAAATGGTGTAAAGTTCTGATTTACAAATACTTTTCGCTTATTCTATATGTTTAAATATCTGCCAAACACACCCTTTTAATGTGGAAAATACCCCCCTTAATTCAACGAAAAATGCGAAAAATGCTATTTTTTAGTACCAAACAGGGGGGGGTACGAGTACCAAAATACCAAAAAGTGAATAACCAAACGAATAACCAAGAGGACTATTTCGTTTTTTCAGTGAATAACCAAACGAATAACCAAACGAATAACCAAACCCCATTTTTAACATTTAATGCCCTGAAAACGGGGTAA